ATGAAAATAAAAAGAGTAATACAATACGCCGGCGCTGAGATCATAGAGACCCAGCCCGGCTTATTTACCGCCCTACCGAATACCCCGAGCTTCTACGGAAGCCGCAAGTTTAACAGCTTGGAAAAAGCTAAATTTTATTTAAAGCAATGGCAAAGAAAGTAATAACCCAAGAAGCGCGCGACGCGCGCAATTTAGGCCTATCGGTTTTAGGCGCTATTTTATTTTTTCCAATGTTGAAGCTATTATTTAAAGCAGTAGCTTTGGCCCAATACCTTTTACTGGGTTATGTACAGTAACGAGGTAGAGTACTACTGCCAGAGCTGCGGGCAGTACTCGGAAGAGATAAGCGGCATAACGACGCTACAGATTTGCGCGAGCTGCGCCGAAGGAAATAACCCCGAACAAGAAGAGACTATTTTATTTATATGAGAATTATTTTAGTAGAGCGTAAGGGCTCTAAATCTATCGAAGGCTATAGAACATTAACGAAAGCTTGTAAGGCCTTAGACCTCAACTATAGCACCCTTACAAAGGTAATTAACGCCAGCTGCAACTCTTACGAAAACGATACCTATAAGATTACGCGGCTCCCTATACAATAAAAACAAAAGCAAAGCAAGTATTTTATATATTTTTTTTGTATATTTGCCTAAAGTATATACTCTAAGCTTTGGCAGATAATAATACCCCTGGGCTACTCGCCCGTATATTTAGAAGCTCCCCGGAAAACCCCAGCACTAGCTTAAGCAATCCCGCTGCGTGGCTTACGGGGCTTTTTAATTCTAGTAAGACGGGAGTACAAGTAAGCGAAGATAACGCGCTAACCTTTAGCGCTGTTTACGCAGCCGTAAGAATCATTAGCGAAACTATCGCTAGCATCCCTTTAAATGTATACCAAGCCGACGGCGAAACTAGGACCAAGGCCGTAGGCCATCCTATCCAGAAGCTTTTAGCGGAGGCTCCTAATAGCGTAAGCTCTACCTTTACCTTTAGAGAATCTATGGCGGCTAACTTGGTCCTCCACGGCAACGCTTACGCAAAAATTGAATTTAACGCCGCAGGGCGTCCTATTTCTTTGATCCCGTTAAATCCTCTTAAGGTAGAGGTAAAAGTATTAGACGGGGAAAAGGTTTATATTTTTGCAGATAAGCACACCTATTTAGATTACGAGGTACTTCACTTTGTGGGGTTAAGCTTTAATGGTTTGACGGGCAAGAGCCCTCTAACAGTAGCACGCGAGGCCGTAGCTATTGGGCTTGCGGCCCAAGAGTACGGCGCTCGCTTTTACTCTAACGGTGCTAATACCGGTGGCGTTATCACAGCTCCAGGCCGTTTGAATAGTGAAGTTATTAAGCGCCTTAAGGAGAGCTGGAATAGAGCTAACAGCGGAAATAGTAGGGCACACGGTACGGCTATTCTTGAGGAAGGTATGAAGTACGAGAAAATTGGACTAGACCCAGAGGCGGCTCAGTTCTTACAGTCTCGTAAATTCCAAGTAAACGAAATAGCTAGAATCTTTAGAATACCTCCAAGCTATTTAGCGGACCTAGAGAACAGCAGCACGCGAGCCAATGTAGAGCAGCAGGCTATACAGTTTGTTAGGGACTGCGTAACGCCTTACGTCCGTCGTATGGAGGTAGAGCTTAACCGCAAGCTGTTTAGAGAAAACGAGGCGAACTATTACGCTTACTTTACAGTAGAGGGGCTAATGAGAGGGGACCTGCAGGGCCGTTATCAAGCTTACGCTACAGCTCGTCAATGGGGCTGGCTGTCGGTAAACGATATTAGAGACCTAGAAAACCTTAACCCGGTAGAGGGTGGAGATGTATACCTACAGCCTCTTAATATGATACAGAGCGGCGAAGACAATACTAACGTAGACGCAGACTAGTAATGCCTTGGACTGATTACCCACAAGCTGCAACCGATAACGCTAAGAGAGCGCTTAAGATCCGCGAGGAAGAGGGGACCGACTGCGGTACTCCAGTAGGCTGGGAATCTGCACGAATCATAGCGAACCGCGAAGCAGTAAGCCACGATAGGCTGCCGCGTATTTACAGCTTCCTAAGCCGTGCTAAGGTATACGACCAAGGCAGCTTTAAAGACGAGGACGGAAAGCAAATCTGCGGCAGCATTATGTACGCGGCTTGGGGTGGAGATGAGATGCTTCGCTGGGCTAAAAGAACTTACGAAAAAATGGAAGAGAAAGAGCTAAAGAGACATATAAAAGGTATAGAGGAAACCGATAGCGAGATTATTATAACCTTCGGTAAAGGCGAGCCTATGGAAGATGCGGGTTACAACGAAGAGGAAGACAAGCGCGCCGAACCTGGCGAGCTCCAAGTAGGAGACTTTGTAAGCTGGAATAGCTCTGGCGGTAGAAGCCAAGGGAAGATAACCCGTATAGAAAGAAACGGTCAAATAGAAGCCGACAGCGGCTTTAAGGTAAACGGGACCGAAGAGGACCCGGCGGCGCTTATTAGTATTTACGAATACGACAGCGAAGAGGAAGCTTTTGTAGAGCGTAAGCCTCCGCTAAGAGTAGCGCACTTATTTAGCACCCTTCGCAAAGTAGAGGGCGCAGAGGTAAGAAGTAAAAACGAGATCGTAGAGCAGCGAGCTTACGATACGGAAATAAAAGCAGCTGTAGAAGGTCGTACCGTAGAGGGCTACGCTAGCGTATTTAATAGTATGAGCGAGGACCTCGGAGGCTTCCGTGAGATTATCCTACCCGGAGCTTTTAGCGAGGTGCTGGATAACGACGTAAGAGCGCTATATAACCACGACAGCAACTACTTACTAGCGCGCACTACCTCTGGGACCTTAGAGCTCAAAGAGGACGATAAAGGACTATATTACCGTTTTGAGATGCCTAACACCTCTTACGGTAACGATATGCTAGAGCTATTTAGAAGAGGGGACCTTTCCCAATCGAGCTTTGGCTTTACAGTAGAAAAGGATAGCTGGAAACTTGAAAAAGGCCAGCACATAAGATATATAGAGAGGGTCGGCTCTCTATTCGACGTTAGCCCGGTAGTATACCCGGCATACGCGGCAGCCTCGAGCGGACTACGCAGCGCCGAGCCAAAAGGCGAAGACGCAGCAGAGGAAGCGAGAGAGACCCCGGCCGAGGAATTGAATTTTAATATTTATAATGCTTTAATTAAACTAGCTAAAGATGAATGCTAAACAAATGCGCGAAAAGCGCGCTGCTCTTATTGAGCAAATGCAGGGAATGGTAGCGGCTGCAAAAGCAGAAGGCCGTAACCTTTCTAACGAGGAAAACGAGAAATTCGACACAATTAACAACGAAGTAGAAGAGCTCCGCGCTGCTGCTGCTCGTATTGAGCGTGCCGAAGAGCTTAAAAAAGAAATGGCTGCTAAAGCTGAAGAGGTAAGCGACGCTGCCCCAGCTAAAAAAGTAGAGGCTCGCGATGCTTTTAACGCTTACTTGCGTAAAGGTATAAACGGCTTAACTGGAGAAGAGGCACGCGCACTCGCAGAGCTTCGCGGTACTAGTACGCAAATCACTACCACTGATGGTTTGGGTGGTTTCTTAGTACCAGAAAACTGGAGCGACTTTGTATCTGCTACAGAATTGTTTAAGTCGGATATTGAGCAAGTAGCTACAGTTATCCGCACAGCAAACGGCCAGCCTTTCAACTTGCCAGCTAACGACGATACCAGCGTAGTGGCTGCTATCTTGGGTGAAGGTACAGCAGAGAGCGTTAGCGATTTGACCTTTACTAATGTGAAGTTCGAGCCTTACACTTACTCTTCTAAAATTGTAAAAGTATCTAACCAACTTATGGCAGATAATGCCTTTGATTTAGCTGGGTTCGTAGGGTCTCAATTAGCTAACCGTCTTAAGCGCGGTATTAACGCACACCTAACAACTGGAGACGCTTCTAGCAAGCCGCAGGGTATTGTTACTGGCTCTTCTTTGGGTAAGACTGCGGCTTCTGCTACAGCTGTAACAATCTCAGAGGCGATGGACCTATTTTATTCCGTCGACGCAAGTTATAGAAACGCAGCTGGCGCTGGCTGGATGATGAACAGCACAACTGCTAAGGCTTTGCGCGTTCTAGGATTCGGCAGCTCTAACGACTTCCCAGCGTATGTACCGGGTATGGCCGTAGGTGAGCCAGATATGCTCTTTGGTAAGCCGGTATACATTAACGAAGATATGGACTCTATCGCTACCGGTAAAAAGACTATCTTATTCGGGGACTTGTCTCAATACTACGTACACGAAGCGGGCGGCGTACAATTACTACGTCTAAACGAGCGTTTCGCTGATGCCTTGAGCACTGGCTTTATCGCTTACCGCCGTGTCGACGGTAACGTATTGCAGTCTAGCGCTATTAAGCACTTGATCCAAGCGTAATTTAATAGCAGCTAATGAAGGTTTTATTTAACCAAGCTATAGCAGGGGCAGACTTCTACTACGCCAAAGGGCAAGTAGTAGAGCTGCCCTCTGCAGCTGCTAACGAATTTCTAGCCTCTGGCTTTTGTGAGCCAGTAGTGCAAAAGAAAGAAGTAAAAGCAGAAAGAGCTACAAGTAAAAAAAGCACTAAAAGAAATACTAGAGCCAAGTAATGAGCTATACAGTAATAACCCCAGCAACTTTAAAAGCTTTAACTGTACAAGAGGTTAAGGATTATTTGCGCGTAGACAGCGACGCAGAAGACACCCTGCTAGGGGTTCTTATTGATGCGGCTACAGAAATGGCAGAGAGCTACTTAGGCCGGTTTCTTTTAACGACCGTTATAGAGGAGTTCTACGATTTTTTCCCGGTATACAGCACGGGAGTAGACCCTTTCCGCGGCGATCGAAATATAATTTTTTTAAGCAGAGGTCCAGTACAAAGCGTAGCCCACGTTAAGTATATAGACGGCAACGGAGACGAGCAGACCGTAACGGCTAGCGATTACCGCAGCGACCTTATAAGCGAGCCCGCTCGTATTATGCCCGAGCAAGGCTGGTACGGTACAAAGGATACAGTAAACGCCGTTATAATTCGCTATACTTGCGGCTATACTCAAGCTAGCGACGTACCCGCTAATATTAAAATGGCTATGCTTTTAATGATAGGCGAAATGTACGAGAAGCGTATAGACTCGGTACACCGCCTACCCACAGCTTCCGAGCACTTACTAAACCCTTTTAGAGTTTTCCGCTTTGATTGATCCTGGTAAATTAGACAGACGCGTAACGCTGCAAAGTGCTAGCGTAAGTACTGACGGCTTCGGGCAGTCAGTACGCACCTACGGAACTCTTGCCACGGTTTGGGCCAAGGTAGAATATAGAGGCGTACCTAAAGAAGGCGAAGACGGCGAAAAGCTGGCTAGCGTAAATAAGGTCCGCTTTACTATTCGTTACCGCAGCGATGTAGACGCTACAACTAAAATAAGCTGGGACAGCAAAAGCTATGAAGTAGAGGGCGTAAGCCTAGAGGGTAGAGAGCGTTACTTAATTTTAGATACTAGACTTACGGACTAATGGCGCAAGGGATTTACTTTGAGGTAGAGGGCCTAGAAAAGGCGCTAATTAAATTAGAGAAGCTAAAGGATATAGACCGAAAAAAAGCCCGCCAGTTTAAAGCAGGAATACGCAAAGCAGCCAAGCCTTTAGTTACTGCTGTTAAAGAATCAATAAAAGACTCTAAGAAAAAGACAGCAACTACAAGAACAGTACGCAAAAGAAATAAAGAAAGCACAGTAACTAATAAAAGCGGTAACCTTAGAAGGTCTATAGCCTTTTTCCCCTCTAAAAAACGCGGAGCGCTTTTAGGTTATGTGGGGGCAAGATTTGGTAAAAAAGCGGGTAAGACTTTCGACGGTTATTACGCTGCTATTGTAAATTATGGTTTACCTAGAGGTAGCGCAAAAGCAGAGCCTAAGAAAAAACAAAATATAAACTATGCTCTAAAGGGAGCTAAAAAAGGACAAGCGCAAGCGCAGGCCCAGCTCTATAGAGAAGTACAAAAAATACTAAAGCAAACCTTATACCAGCTTAGTAGATAATGAACGAAGGAAAAGCTATATACTCAATCCTAACCGCCGACAGCGACGTAAACGCTATCGTAAGCGGTAGAGTTTACCCTCAAATAGCGGCGCAGGGCGCAGCCTTTCCCTTTGCGGTATATGTGCTACAGAACACAGACCCTAGCGATACTAAGAGTGGGGTAAGTACTTTAGACGAGGTGCGCTACGATATAGTAGTAGCTAGCGAAACTTACGCGCAAGCTAGCGACCTTACAGAAAAAATAAGAACCGCTCTAGATCGTTACAGCGGTACAGTTAGCGGGGTAGTTATTGACTCTATACAGTTTATAGATTTAGATGTAGATAACGACCCAGCTACTGAAACTTATGTAACGAGCTCGGAGTATATAATAAGAGTTAAGCGATGAAAATAACACTAACGAAAAAAGTAACCCTCCCTAGCGGTAAGAAGCTAGATAAAGGTATAACTTTAACAGTAGTAAACGAATACGGCCTAGAGCTTATAGAAGCGGGTAAGGCTGTAGAATTTGGGGCCGAGGCTCCGCAAAAAGAAGAGGAACAAATAAATAAATTAGACTAAAATGGCAACTACTGGCATTATGAATGGAACCCTATTAGGGGTTTACTCTGGCGGCACTCTAATAGCTCACGCTACCGAGGGCTCTATCTCTTTGTCAATGGACACAAGAGACGCAACTACTAAAGACTCTAGCGGTACAAGAGACTTACTAGAGGCTACTAAATCGGGTACTATTTCTGTATCTGCTCTTTACGCAGAAGACGCAGCTTACGGTGTAGACGACCTTATGACGGCTTGGAGCGGACGCTCTACGCTTACTGTTAAATTCTCTACCGAAGTATCTGGAGACCACTACTGGTCTGCTGCGGCTTATGTAACTTCTTTGGAAGTTAACTCCGGAATGGAGGACAACGTGAGTTACTCTGCGACGTTTGAGCTTACGGGTACGATTACTTACACTACAGTATCGTAATAACACTTAAACACTAAAGCAATGGTAAAGACGGTTAATATAGGAAGCGAAGTAAGGCCGGTAAAATTTGGCTTTGCTGCTTTAATGCAATTCACAGACGCCACGGGCTATAAGCTTGCAGACCTAGACAAGATAGGCGAGAGCTTAACATTAAGCGAAGCCCTAGAGCTAGTAAGAGCTGGGCTTAAGCAAGGGGCGCGATTAGAAAAGCAGCCCTTTAATTACGAGCTTGAGGAGATAGCCGACTGGCTAGACGATAGCCCCGGAGCTCTTGAGGAGATATTGGCAATTTTTACCGATAGCTTTACACAAGAAAAAAAGTAGAAGGGGCTAGGGGCCAGAAAGGCCCCGAAGCCCCTCTTACTTTTGACCGCTGCGAAGAGATAGCCCTGGGACTACTAGGCTACAATTACAGCGAATTTTTAGACCTAACCCCGCGCAGCCTAAATAATGCTGTAGCGGGTTTTAGCGAAAAGAGAGAAGCCAATAGCCGCGAGCTGTGGGAGATAATGAGAAGCCAAACGGTAACGCTAGTTAACCTACAGCTACCGAAAGGCAAAAGAGTAAAGCCTAAGGAGCTCTATAAATTCCCTTGGGATAACGCACAAAAAGCAGGGCCAAAACTAACTAAAGAGGAAGCTAAAGCGATACTAAGTAAATGGCAAGAAAGAGCATAGCGAGCACTAACATAAGCATAGGCGCAAACCTTAGCGGGCTTACTAGAGGGTTAAAAGTAGCCGCTAGTAAAATGCGCCGCTTCGGATCACAAGCCAAGAGCTTAGGGACGAATTTAAGCCGCAGTATTTCCGCTCCCCTTATTGGCCTCGGTGCTATATCTGTAAAAACCTTCTCCGGCTTTGAGGCCGAGATGAGCAAGGTAAAGGCAGTATCTGGAGCTACAGCCAGCGAATTTAAAAAACTAGAAGCCCAAGCTAAAGAACTAGGGGCTACCACAACTTTTACAGCTAGCGAAGTAGCGGGCCTCCAAACTGAATTTGCAAAACTTGGTTTTACCGCTAGCGAAATAGACAAGGTAACCGAGAGCACCCTATACCTCGCGCAAGCAGGTGGGGCCGAATTAGGCCGAGCCGCTGAGGTAGCGGGTTCTACGCTTAGAGCTTTTGGCTTAGCAGCTGAAGAGACCGGAAGGGTTACCGATGTAATGGCTAAGAGCTTCGCGACCAGCTCCCTAGATATGGAGAGCTTCGCGGAGGCTATGAAGCACGTAGCGCCTATCGCTAATGCTACGGGCGTAAGTATGGAAGAGGCTAGCGCTATGTTAGGGGCGTTGGCTAATAATGGTATAAAAGGAGGTATAGCAGGGACAGCTTTAAAGAAAATACTTAGCGAACTGCACCAAGAAGGTAAGCCAATGAGCCAAACCTTTCAAGAGCTGTCCGATAAAAACTTAAACCTAGCAGAAGCTAACGATCTTGTAGGAGAAAGAGCTAAGGGCGCGTTATTGGTTTTAACGCAACAAAAAGGACTAGTAGACGAGCTTACCACAAGTTTTAATAACGCTAACGGGTCGGCCAAAGAAATGGCCGCCGAAATGATGGACAATACCGCCGGAGCGTTTAAGACTTTGCAGAGCGCCACGGAGGGGGCGCTTATAGAGCTCGGTCAAGCCATCACAGAAAACGAAATTTTTAAGAAGGTACTGCAAGGGCTTACCGCTACTATGGGTAAAATTACCGATAGTATTAGAGGAATGAGCGACGCACAGCTTTATAATAAAGTAGTGTTAGGCGGGCTCCTCGCTTTAGTGCCTTTAATCATAGCTGCGGTAGGTTCTCTTACGCTAGCCTTCGGGTCTTTGACTGCCGCTATGGGACCTTTAGGATTAGCGATAGCTGGCGTTACTGCTTTGTATTTAGCGTTACGCAAAGAGGTAGACTTAACGCAAGAGGCAGTAGACAAGGCGCTAGCTAGCGATAACGCCCAAGAAAGCCTAGAGGAGCTCGAGGGAAGATTCGACACGCTTACCGACTCAATGCGTAAGCAAGTTAAGAGCATCCAAGATTATAAAAAGAATTATACTAATATCTTCGGTAAAAAAGCAGAGGAGACCCAACGCTATAAAGAGCTTAAAGAAACCCTCGATAGCTTACGCAAAAAGCGCGAGCAAGTAAGAGAGGGTATAATTAAACTCAAGGCCGCACAGCGAGAAAACAACGAAGAGCAAGAAAAAGGGAAAAAGAAAACCGAGCAGCTCGCCGCAGTTACTAGAGAGGAATTAGTACCGGCGCTGGCTGTTTCCTCTATGCAAATAGGGGTTAATGAAGACGCACTAAATAGCCTAGGTAACGCCTTCGACGCGCACCACGGTAAAGCGCTAAGCTACTTCCGTACTACCTCGGAGGGAATGACCCAAGCTATAGACTTAACTAATGGCCTAGCGTATGAGTTTAGCCAAAACTTGGGCAACGCTATAGCGGGAGCGATTATACACGGCGAGAGCTTTAGCGAAAGTTTTATAACGGCCTTAAAGGCTATGGCTGCCCAGCTTATTGCTACCATAGCTTTAGTAGCTATTCTCGCAGCTCTTTTAGTAGTAGCTACTGGAGGGCTTGCGGGCTTGAATTTGCAAAGCTTACTTGTAGGAATGAAAGCGGTAAGCGCCTCTAGTGGTATTGCTATTCCCTTCTTGGCAGAAGGGGGTATAGTTACCGGTCCTACTTTAGCAATGATTGGAGAGGGGGGCGAGAGCGAGGCCGTAATACCGTTAAGCAAGCTACCGCAAATGGCTGGAGCTACTGGGGGCGCTGTAGAGGTGTTCGGCCGCCTAAGCGGGCAGGACATCCTACTAAGCTCCGAGAAGGCTAGCAGAACACGAAGCAGATATAGAGGTTTTTAATAGATGGGGTTAAGATTATATAGCGAATTTCACAGCTCAACAGACAAGCTATTTAAGATAGAGATACACGACTCTAGCTATAGCGGTACTGCTGAAGCTTTTACTGTCGCGTCGGACGGGTTCACGCTAGACTATAGCGGGGAGACGGACGATATAGTAAGCCCTATTATCGGATCTAAAGTAACCATAAGCGCCTATAATAATAGTAGCGCTTTCGATACTTTTATAAGTGCCTTAAAGAATTACCAAGAGAGCCGCTTTACGGTCCGTATTTATGGCGAAGCAGAGACTATACAAGACGGCCTAGTATTTGATTTTTACGAGACCGAGCTACCGCCCGATAATGGCCTTAGACCTTACTGGGCGGGTATTATTATGCAAGACCTTGTAACGGTAGAAGATACGCATAAGCCGTATGTATTCCAGATTACGGCAGTAGACGGCATAGGGCACTTAGCTAGTAAAGAATATACCGGCACAGATAATGTAACTATCGAGAGCTTTATAGAGGCTGCGGTAGACGCTATAGGAATAGACAGCTTGTACGAAGACGACGATTTACTTTACGCTACTTCGGTAAATATTTGGGATACCCAGCACACCTATAACGCGAATAACGATGTAACTACTTTAGTAAGGTTTAGGGCTCTTGTTTATGCCGACAAACAAGAAGACGGAACGCTAGTATACTCTAGCTATTTAGATATTATAAAAGAGCTCTGTATAGCCTTCGGCGCAAGGTTCTACCAGCGCGAAGGCGTATACTATTTTGAGCAGTATATAGAGCGCACCGAAACGAGCCGCTATGTAAGCGCCTACTATAAGGACGGAACTAAAGCCTTTACCTCAACAGTAAGCGACGATATTACCCTCGACGGCACGACCTCTGGAGGAGCTAGGCTAGCGGGTAACCAGTTTAACTTTTTGCCGGCGCTTAAAAAAGTACAAGTAGCCTTTAACCAAGAACGCCTAAACAACCTACTCGCTAGCGGTATGACCTTTGTACCCGCTACTGGCAGACAAGATTTAGGCTTCGTTAACGACGATAATAACGGCCGACTTCAAATTATAGGCGAGCTTATTTACCAGCTTACCCACAACGGGAATCCGGGCGTAGTAGCTCTAGAGTTCTGGCGCCCTATTTGGGAGGTAGAGGTTAGGGTAGAGGATGTACTTAACCCAGGGACCTTTTACTATTTAAAAAGAGAATGGCAGCCGGGCTTAACGGGAGCGCAGCTGTACGGCGCTACTACTTGGACCACTACCCCAAGCTATTACCACATTGACGGGGATATAGGAGTAAACGAAGCTACGGGTATTTACCTATCTACGCCGGTGGGTATAGTAACCCCTCCGCTGCCGGTGGCTGGGGACGCTACGCTTGACGTAAACTTCCAAGGTGTATACGATAGTATCGGGGCTACGCAAACGGTCCCTAGTTACTTTACGCAGATAGTAGAAAGCAAAAACTTTAGGGTTTTATATTTAGACGATAACGGAAGCGCGAGCGCAGTAACTGTATACAGCGCCACTAATACCGACAGTAATATAAACAGCAACCTTATACTAGATCTAGGCGAGCTTAGGGTAAGCGACAGCACCGGGCTACAAGGCAGCTTTTATGTATACAACGGCAGCGGCTGGGTAGCTTCTACGCAATGGAGAAGGGGCAATAGCGGAAGCTATACGAGCTTACTTAAGCTGTTGACTAATGAGGTGCTGGCGCTACATAAAAAACCTATAGAAAGGTACAGCGGTACAATAGTAGGCCCTTACCCGTTTGGGGTTAGGTATAGTTTTGAGAGCGCTTACTGGCTTCCTATGCAAGGCAGCTATAATGCCAATATGGACGAGTGGTCCAGCGAATGGTTCAAAGTCCAGAAAGACCTAACAAATATAACTACAGATACGCCCGTAGGTAGTGGGGGCGGTGCGGACTTTGTAGCGAGAATAAGCAGCCAGCAAGGCACGGACGAGATTATAACCGCTGTTACAGTAAACGCCACTACGAGCGCCGTAACGGGTAACGCCACCGTAGGGGGTACGTTAGGCGTTACCGGCGTCTCTACTTTAGGAGCTACAAGCGTAGGGGAGTTTACCACTACGAGCCGGGTAAATGTAACCCTTAACGAAATTAATGGAAGTCCAGGAGGAAGCGAAACCCTAAGCGCAAATAGCCATTTTAACTTTATAAGCTACAGCGGGAGTAACGGTACTTATACAATCAACCTACCTGCTGCGGAGAACGGCTTAATACTGCGCTTTAAAACGGACGATACTATAAGCAATAGCAAGGACATTACCTTACAGCCGCAGAGCGGCGAGCGTATAGATGGCGAGGCTACCTATTCAATGGATAGAGCCTACGACGGCATAACGCTTTTAGGTAACGATAGCAACTGGTTTATAATACAAAAGAAAGAGAAATAAATAAGTACTAAGTTTATACTATATTAAATACACATAATGAATGAGAAAGGCTACATTTTTTTACCTGCTACGCAGAGGCCTACTAAGCAGAGCTGGAGGCTTTGTAAAAGACGGTTTGGTTATGGCGGGTAAGTTTTTAACACAAGGTTTGAGCTTTCCAAGCCAAGGTTCGGCCGTGTTCGACGGGTCGAGTGATTATATTGATTTAGGAACCGATTTAGATGAACAACTTGACGGGGATTTTACTATTTCCGCTTGGGTTAATTCCGATTCAACGGGTTCGCAATTCTTACTTAATAGCATCACAACCGCGGGGACAAAAATCGCTTTTGGTTCTCGTTTTTCTGACCTTGGTTTTTATATCGGGATAGACAACGGCTCTACCTATTGGGCGTACAACAATCAAGTTTTAAGCGCAAACCAATGGTATCACATTTCAGCCACTTGGGATGATTCTGCAAACGCTTGGAAAATGTATTTGGATGGGAGCGAAAAGCAAACATTACAAACATCAAGCATTGCGGGTTTTGGTTCGGGTTCGGGCTATGTTATTTTAGGAAAACGCAACGGCTCAAATGACCAATGGTTTAACGGCAACCTCGCCAACGTCGCTATATGGAACCGCGCGCTTTCCAGCGATGAGATAAATTCCGTGATGTGGAAAGGGTACCAGTCGCTAACGGACAATGAAAAAAGCGGTTTACAAGCGTGGTATAGTTTGGATGACATCAGCGGCACAAGCGTACCGGATTCAAGCGGGAACGGGAACGACGGGACTGCTAACTAAAAAAAAATTATAAGATGGCAGTAACTACAACAAAGACAAACAAACCGCTGAACCCTCGCGGTAACGACCAAAGCCCGAAGGGGTACAACCGCGCCGCGCTATATTCGGGCAAGGCCTTGGATTTTGATGGGACGAATGACAACATCGTCGCCTCATCTTTTAGTGGATTAAGTGGCGAAGCCAAAGCGAGTGTTTCTTTATATTTCAATTGGGACTCAATCAATAGTGGAGAAAATTGGTTTATTGGTCAAGATAATCCGACCGACCGCGTTTTTGCTTTTGGTTATGTTGGAAGCACTAACGAGTTAAAATTGCAGATAAACGGAACCAATACAACGGGAACGGGTACCTATGATTTTAACACGGGCGAATGGTATCATTATCTTTTCACTTTTGACACCACCACCAACGCCGTGGTCATTTATGTGAACGGCCAACAAGTGGCAACGGGAACACAAACAAAAGACTTTATAAGTGCGACGAGCGATCTATATATTGGCCAGCGTGAGTATAGCGGAAACGAAGGCCGCATCAATGGGAAAATCGCCAACGTCAAAATATTTAATGAGGTACTAACCGCCGCCCAAGTGGCCGACCTATACAACAACCCCGAGAAGATTGTACCTACTGGCGTGGCAGATTCAGCGCTTAAACTTTACTTGCCTATGATGGAAGGTGCGGGAACGACGGCGTACGATGGAAGCGGAAACGGAAACCACGGCACGATAAGCGGTGCAACGTGGACGCACGGCATCGGCGCACCCGTAGCGCAAACGGCGGTGATTGATTGGAATAAGGGGACGAATAAAGCTAAATACTCGGAGCAGTTTGAGAATGGTTATTATGGTCGAGTACGAATATCAAGCGTTACGGCAAACGATACAACGGCACCCGACGGACAAACCACCGCAGACAATGTTTTATCCGACACCGCAAACGACCAGCATTATGTTTTTAATAGCACAATTGCTTTAACTGGTCAAAATACTATCAGCGTATTCGCGAAATACAACGGGTATAATATCGGTATTCGTCCGCAAGGAATTGGAAGCGGTCAAGCGTTTGCGAATTTTGATTTGCAGAACGGCACCATTTTAGGAAGTGGCGGAACATCTTATGACGATTCAAGCATCACAAGTTTTGGCGATGGATGGTATCGTATATCTATGACGATGGACAATGCTGCGTCTTACGGGTTTAATTTTTATATGATAGACGGAACAACGGCAACGGAATTGCCAAGTTTTACGGGCAATAGTTCTAAAGGTTTTTATCTATGGGGCGCACAAGTAAACGCTGGCGCAACATTAACGCCTTACGTCCGCACGGGCGCAACCGCCCAAACATCCGACGTCCTCTTGCCCCAAGGCCTCACAACTGGCCGCGACATTACGGGCGTGAATCTATTCGAGAACGTGCGCAAACAAGGTGCGCTCAATCTTGATAACAAAAGTTTTTCAACTATTCACGACAACGGCTCTTTAGATATTACGACGGCCATAAGCGTTGAGGCGTGGGTTTATATTCCAAACGGACAAGCGTCTTTCCCAATGTTGATTTGTAAGAAGCCAATAAATTCGGCTTACTTGCTCTTTATTGATACGGCGGCACAAAAGATAATGTTCAGAGTAAAACCGAGCGGGTCATATGAAGATGTAACCGATACCGACGCATTTAGTTACAATACTTGGATTCACGTCGTAGGTACAATGACTGCAACAAATATGAGTCTTTACATTAACGGCGTTAATAAAGTAAGCACGGCAAAAACGGGTTTGACTATTTCTACAACCGATGAAGAGTTATCAATTTCTCACGAATTGACAAACGAATTTAATGGCCAAATCGCCCAACCGCGCATCTATAACCGCGCATTGACCGCCGAGGAGGTGCAAAGGAATTACGACGCCCATAAGAGCATTTACACTAACAGTTAAAAAAAATAAACTAGATCAACAATGAGAGGTAATTTATATATAAGCGTACCGGCTGCCGACAAGGCTAAAGCTATTCCTTCAGCTATTACGCGTTACGATTGGACCGAGAATGTTTATAACGAAGAGGGAGAAGTAGAGAGCTCTAGTAATGTGCATCCCACTTGGGACCAGTACGGCGCTAAATACTCTGGAGACTTCGGCGCTCCCGTTAGCGTAACGGTAGGCGCAAAGGAGTACATTATTTACGAGATGCTCGCAAGCTGGAAGGACTCGGAGGTAAGCGCGCTTATCGCTTTGGGTTCTGGCAAGGCGGAGCCTAAGTATACTGTAATGACTGCAGAAGAGGCCAGGGCTTTAATTATTGCTAACCAAGAGCCGCAGCTATAAAATGCCTAGAGAAATATCCGAAAATACCGTAGTAGGCTTATCCCTAAAAACCATAGGGGGAATAGCGGCGGCGGCCGGTACTATAGCTATAGGCTGGTTTAGTTTGCAGGCAGATATAGCAGAAGCCAAAGAGTTGCCCGTACCGGTTATTAGCCGTACCGAATACGAGTTAAAAGACGAGCTTATTCGTGAGACCATTATGAATACGCAAAGCGATGTAGAGGATATTAAGAAACAGCTTAATAAAATAGAAGACCGTCTCTTTGAGGTAAACAGCAAATAATATGAAACCTTTACTACTAAGCGCTTTTTTATTGTACGCAGCAACTTACAGCGACACCCCTACTAAGAAGGTATGGCTAGAGGGCATAGCGGTAGTGCAATATAACGCGGAGTTTAACAAGAGTAACAGCGTGCAGAACCTTGCTAAGGTTTCGGACGCTAGAATTTTTAACGCTTGGATAGATAAAAACCCCGAGCTTAAAGAGTTTGGCCGTATTAAATCCGTGCCTACTGTAGTATTATATAAGGACGGGGAAGAGGTCCGAAGGTGGGAAGCCGGGCTATCTATGAAGCTCGAGGTTAGTTATAGAGAGGTCCAGCAATATGTAGATAAATTAACCGGAGCCAATAAATTTTAAGATGCGAACCTTATACCTAGTTACCTTTTTTTTATTTACAAATGCTTTAACAGCTCAAAACGCCGTAAAGAAATTCTTTAAGTATTCTACTATATATACGAGCGCCTACGCTTCTAACCCTATGTACGCGGAGGAGTTCTGGTATACAACCCAAGCTGGGGACCTATACAACTATACAGAAGAGTACCCTTTTGATTATACCGCTACTATAGGTATACGCAAGGTAGCTCGTTATAAATACGAGAACCGACAAAATAGATTTTACGACGGCCAGCGAGAGGCCACGACCTCTTTAAGTGCTACGGTGGGAGCTGTTAAGGGCTTTGAGTATTTGGCCCAATATGATCTAGGAAGGCAGCAAGGTAGAGGGTATAATAACCAGCGTTATTTTTTACGCTACCTAACCAATAACTTTATATTTAAAGGGGAGTACCAGCGCCAAGGTCTAGCACGCTTAAACTATACGCAAGTAGAAAGTAGGCTAAGACTACACATAGGGGAGCTAGACTTTTCGGCGGGTATAGCCGGAAGGTTGCACGAGCCTTACGGCTATAACCCTATAGAGGATTACCTGGAGCACAGCCCTTGGTGGGACCTAGTGCGTAAGATGGGTTACGAGGATTTTTACTACGGTATAGACTACGATAATGATGACGAGCTGGATAGCTTCGACTGGTACTGGCTCGATCCTAACGGAGAAAAGGTAGCAGATACAGACGAGGACTTTAGAAGGTATATCTACCCCGGAATTATAAACGAGTTCAATAGGTTGAGTATAGACAGCGTAGGGGTAATGCAGTCCTTATCTGCTGTTCTGGGTATAGACTATTACCACTACTCCGATAATTTTTGGCTGCACAGCTGGTTTAATGTGCTGCCCTACCACATACATATAGGCGATAAGGAGGAGTTTTCTTACCAGAATTATGTAGACGGTAACCAATGGATAGACCACAGCGGAGGGTTAGTATTTGGCTGGAAGCTTGGGGCGAGCTGGGGCATATTTTTAGAGAGTGAATATATGCGCTATTGGGATAAAAATATTTATAACTTTCGGCTCGGTCTTAACTACCAATTTAGGTAAATACTAACTTAGGTATATGAATAAAAATATAGAGGACAGCTTTAACGATTTTGTAAAGGAATTAGAACAAGCCCAGCAGCCGGTTTGTAATGTAGAAAACCCAGAGGACTGCACTTCGTGCGGAAGCTAAATAGCTTCCTAAACGATAGCTGCGGCAGTAAAAATTTAAAATTAAAATTATGTTCGATAGAGTATTTAACAACTGGAAGACTAGCGTACTAGGCGCTTTGCTTATGTGCGCTAGCTTTGCTTTTGTGTTATGGGAAAAGGCTACGCTAACGGAGGCGGGAGCCTTTCTAGGTGTGGCCTTTACCCTTTTCTTTGTAAAGGATCCGAAACGCGTTAAGTAATGCAAATAGAGGCCGGAACCCTGCACCTCGAGCACAAGGGCGTAGAGGTAGAGGCTCCAATAGTTTGGGATATTGAGCAGGGCGGCCCTATTTACTTAATAAAGGAGGGCAAAATATTTGCCTCCCTATCTCCAGAGGAGCTTAAGGCTATTTATGTGCTGTACCGAGATTTAGAATTAAAGGGAAAGGTAGAAGATGTATAAACTATTTACAGCGCGTTTAAGCGCATATCTTTTGCTCGGTGGTATGTTACCCTTACTTACGGGGTGTAAAGCCATTAGAAACGCTCTAACACCCCTTAAAACGGAAGTAACGCTAACAGATACTATCTACGTCGAAGAGGTAAAAGTAGATACTGTAGCTATTACCCTCCCCGTAGATACCGTCGTAATTCAGACTGAGCGCGTGAGCGCCAAGGTTATACGATCGTTTGATACTATCGCCGTAGAGGTGGAGTGTAAAGCCGATACGGTAGTAGTTACCAATACGGTAACTCTTCCCACTAAAGTTAAGACCGTTACCAGAGTGCCTTGGTGGTTTAAGCCAGCTGTAGCTATTGGCGCTTTACTTATTGGGTTAGCTTTATTTAGAATACTAGTAAAATAAAAAAGCCCCGCTAGGGGCTTTCTCTTTAATCGGCTTTAGCTTTTAATCTAGCTACAGCTTCTTCTCTTGGGATGCCGTGAGGCCCTACCCGGAAGTTACTTATAAACTTTCTTTTTCTACCTTCTTTCAAAAATAACCCAAGATACAGCCTAGAGCAGCCTTTTACTACCATCTCTGCGATTAAATAATTATTGTGCTTATTGTCCCTTGATCCAGTAAAGACTTCTACTGGGGTGTGTACTGTACCAAATTGCGTCCAGCTTTCCATAGTGATAAAAAAATAAGCCAAGGTTTCGAAGGTGCAGCTCCTACTCCCAAGGCCTTTAAACTTTCTTAAGCTATCCAGTTCTGCACTACTGGTTAACTATTATGCAAGGTGGTACTTTTTTTAATTAAAAACAAGCGACCTATACAAGTACCCCGCTTTTAATATTAACAAGCTAAAACTACATACCTAGACAGCTCTAGCGTAATGTAAGCGCTCCGGGTTAGTATCCCCTTCGCTATGGCTCGGGGCTCCTACCCTTCGCTTACACCAGCTTAAACAGCTTCGCTTTTTTTCTTTTCTTGATTTTCTTTTTTTCTTAAGCTACTTAAGACTACTTCGTAGTATAGTAGCGAGCTACCGAAGCTTCAGCTTAAGGTAGCTCCGCTACTATACTTAAGCTTAAGTAATACTCACGTATGATCTAGGTTTGACAAAAAAAGCTTTTAGTTTGAATTATGCAATAGGTATTTATACCTAATGTGCTGGAGCTTTTTTGGATGGGGGTTAGGGGCGCGTGAGCGCATAATAGTAAATTTTTTTTTGCTGCGGAGCCCAGTATTTATAAGGGCTGGGGCGCGTGAGCGAAAATAAATGTAAACTTTTTTGCTTTTTTATTTGGTAGAATGAAAAGAAAGCCCTTATATTTGTCTTAACAAACAACAAAACAAATATTTACTACTATGACACTTTCACAACTACAAACAGAAAAAGCTAACCTACTAAATACCGTAAACGAATTAGTAGCGATTAAAAAAAGACTTTACTCTAATATGGATATTAAGCAGCCAATGAGTACAGAAGAAAAAAAACTAAACGCTCAAATAGCAAGCCTTTACTCTAAAGTGAACAAAGTAGTAAAGCAAATTAGAAGCTGTAAATAAAACACTTCACCCCCCGCCTAGCTGGTCCTTTGGTTTTGGTTTGGTTAGTAACGAATGCCGGGCGGGGGTTTTTAAAACATAAAGCAAATGGCTAAAACGAAAAAAATAACGCAGCTTGATTTATTTAGCGGTATAGGTGGCTTTCACCTGGGCTTTGAGAAAGCTGGCTATAAAGTAAAGAGTTACTTTAGCGAGATAGACAAACACGCTATAGCAGTATATAAACATCAATTTAAAAACAGTACTTATGCCGGTTCAGTTATCGATATTAGAGGAAACGAATTACCAAGAATCGACCTTATCACTTTCGGAAGCCCTTGTCAAGATTTTAGCGTTGCTGGAAAGCGTAAAGGGATGGGAGGAGAGCGAAGCTCCCTTATCCTTGAAGCCATTAGGCTTATCGATGAATGCCGACCAAGTGTATTTATCTGGGAAAATGTTAAAGGAACTTTCTCCTCAAATAATGGGGCCGACTTTGCGGCAATCCTGCAAGCGTTTACCAACCTTGGGGGCTATAGACTTGAATGGCAACTGCTTAATACAAGCTGGGTACTACCCCAAAATAGAGAGCGGATATACCTTGTCGGATATTCTACAACACCCCGAAGAGATTGGAGAGGAGTTTTTCCTATCGGAGAAGACAATAGAGAGAATGATGGAATACAGCGACAAGTCAGTAAAACCCTTACTTGCCGGTACACTGCAGACAGCAACGGGTCATTCCTTATTACAAATCAACAGTCTGCGGAAAGATTCAAAATAAAGAGCGCCACTAAACAAGGCTACGAGGTAGCAGAAGAAGGGGATAGGATTAACCTATCTAATGCTAACAGCGAGACTCGTAGAGGCAGAGTAGGTAAAGGTAAAGCGAACACGCTGGAGACTTCTTGCAATCAAGCGGTAGTGCAGCCCACTTTAATAGAACATAGAGGCCATAAGAATAAAGCCCCAAAGGTTATAAAAAATGGTAAGGTGCCAACTTTGAGAAGCGAAAGCCACGGCCACGAAACAAAGATAGTGCAGCCGGTACAAATAGGGCAAACCTCTAATTCCTATGCGGCTCAAAATGGCACTCTAATAGGTAAAGAGGGGCAGGATGCCTTTACTATAAGAAGCTCGAATCCTAACGGAGTGTTAGACCAAAGTTATCGAATAAGAAGATTAACCCCTATTGAGTGCGAACGCTTACAAGGCTTCCCAGACAACCACACCGAGTACGGCAACTATGATGGTGAGGTTAAGAAGGTGAGCAATACCCAACGCTATAAGCAATGTGGCAACGCAGTTACGGTAGATATCGTAGCTTCAATCGCAGAAAAAATTAAGCCATTATTTAAATAGAACTGTTTAACTAAATATATATATAATGCAAAAAGCAACAGTAACGGCAGCCCAGCCTACGGGCCAATGGGAAGGACAGTACGGAATTATGTACACCTTCAATGTAACCCTAAGCGATGGCGCTACGGGGGAAGTAAACAGCAAGAGCCCACAGCTCCGCTTTAATATCGGCGAAGAGGTCGAGTACGAAGTGCCTAAGCAAGGCAAGCTAAAGCTAAACAAGCCCAACCCAATGGGCGGCAGCTACAGCAATAACACCGGAGGCGCTCGCGCGTCCTATTCTGGAGGGGGTAAGGACTACAGTAAGCAGCACGGCCTTAACGCAGCTTGCACCTTCCTAAACGGCACGGGAGCTACTAAAGAGCAGATCGTACACCTCGCGGATTACTTCGCAACTTGGTTAAAAGGCAGCGCTGCGCCTCAAGTGCAGCAAGCGACCCCACAAGAGAGCGCACCAGCTCCAGCGCCTACGGCTTCTGCGGACGCTTGGAATAGTACATATGATAACGACGGCTTGCCGTTCTAGGTTATGTATTTGTCTAACCATACAGCAGACAAGGTTAAGCTGGCTTATATGTATGTTGAGCATTTGCGCCTAAATTGGCGTAAGCTCGACATACCGGCCAGAGACCAGCTGCTAAAACAAATAAGCAACCTCTTGAACATTCAGTTTATAGAGGAGCGATACGAAAGCAAAATAAACACGGCAAGCAATGAGCAAAGAGATAAAGCTATTAGATGGCAAGAGCTGGAACTGTAACGACCTGCTGGATAAAATGCAGCTGGACGAGTTCTATTACGGCTACCTAGCTACAGCAGCTCTCAGCAGCTCCGCACTAAAGAAGCTACTGCAAAGCCCCAAGGCGTACCAGAGCAGCTTAGAGGAAGAGCAGCAAGAAACTAAAGCCATAAGAGAGGGAAAGCTTATACACCTCTTACTATTAGAGCCGCACAAAGAAGAGACGCTAAAGGTAATAGATGTAAAGACCAGAACAGCGAAAGCCTATAAAGATGCTGCGCTAGAGTTTGGCAGCGAGAATACTTTTACGGCGGTGGAGATAGCCACAGCCAAAAAAGTAGCTCGAGCTGTAAAGGACTGCCCCGAGGCTTGGGATATGATCTACGGCGCTGCTACAGAAGTGCCGGTAATTGGAAATATAATGGGCTACCCCTTTAGAGGCAAAGCAGATATACTACATAAAGGTACGCGTATTGTAGACTTAAAGACTACAGCCGATATTCATAAGTTTAAGTATAACGCTTATACTTTCGGCTACGATGCCCAAGCGGCTATTTATACGCATCTCTTCGGCTTAAAAGAGTTTGCCTTTTTAGTAGTAGACAAGAGCAGCTACGATGTAGGAATATTTACCACTACGCCAGAGTTTATAAACGGCGGTAAGGAAAAGGTAGCTAAAGCTATCGGTATTTATAGGGAATACTTCCAAGAAGGCAAACCGATAAGTAGCTATATTATTAAAGGAGAATTATAAGCATAGGGGCCGGGGGTTTTTCTATCGCCCTTTCTGGGCAGCGTAGTAGTAGGTTTTTTGTTGTTAAGCCCGGCCCCTTTCATAACTATGAAAGAGCAAGAACTACTAAAGCTTATAGCTAAGAATACGAAGCGCCTAAATAAAGACGCTAAGAGGTTTAAGGTAACCCTATACCCTGGTTTAAGGAAGCCTAAAAAAAGAAAAATAAAAAGGATAGAAAGATGCTAAAGAAATACTACCGAAAAAAAGTGCATTTAAGGTATGTAAACAAGTACCTAAACGATACCCGCTGGGAGATCATAAACACGGTAATAGCGGCTAGCGCCACCGAGTATAACCAGAGCGTTACAAAGCACCTAGATAACCTAGGGGCGCTTATAAGAAAGTACGAACGCCGCAGAAGGTGGTTAAGGTTTTAGGATTATGAGTAAATACAATACCTTTAAGGAAGGCGTAAAGCTTGTAGCCTTATTACAAGCCAGCTTAGAACAGATGGACGAGCTTAAGGGCACGAGCTTACACCGCCAGAAGGTTAAGCAGCTGATGGCTCAACTAGAGCGAGAGCTGGAGAAGGTCCTCAAGGGACCGCTCGCCAGCCTCGATAATGAAGACCCCGAGCTATTGACCAGAATACAAAGTAATATAGAGCTGGTACTTGGGATGGACCTAGAAGAGCTGCTAATGCTTCGAGCAGAGGTCGATGAGTTGAGAGCGAGTAAAGATGAGCCGAATAGGTAGCGGAATCGGCTCACTTTGTTAATTAGCGAAGCTCAAATCCTCCCAATGATGAGCCACAAATCGTCACAAAAAGAGCCACAATTTGTGACAAAGTAAGGGTAAAAATGTACAATGGAGTATATATTTCACTTAAAAGTGAAATAATGCAATAAGCAATAAGCCGATTCAATGGTGCTTATTTACACCAATAATGAGAGTTTAAGCATATAGAGATGGGTTTATCCATCAAAACTAATTATTTATGACACAAAGAGAAATACTACTTGAGATGTACGAGAAACTTTGGAATGCTGACAAGGACAAGTTTATTTGGAATGTGATACTAAAGGATACACTTGAGAAAATAGAAACCTTGAAAACAAAATAAAAATGCCCAGAAAACAAACAACACTATGGGTAGAGAAGCCTAAACAATCAAGGCCTAACATCCACGCAAAGACTAAGCGCTCAAACCTAAAAGGCTCTAAGCATTATAAAAAGAAATATAGAGGGCAAGGGAGATGACAGATATAATTTATTTAATGAACCGGGACTTAGAAGAGAACGGTATCGAAAAAGACTAAAAGTTATGACATTACAAGAATATGAAACCCTATTAAAGTGTATGGACTGGAACTATCAATATATAGACCAGTATAAGAAGTGGTTAAGGTACAGCGACCTGCATACTAGAATATTAGTCGCAAAAAGCGAGATAGGATACGAAGCCGAAAGGCTATATAAAAGTTATAGAGATAAGCACATTAAATGAGGGGTATAAAGGAGGTAACAGTAACCCTAGGTAAAGTACCTAGCTTAAACAGTTTTTATGCGGGGAGCCATTGGACAAAAAGAAAGAAAGCTAAAGACGCAGCGCTTCAAGAGATTAAAGAGCAACTGGGATATAATACGCTACCTCCTTACCGTAGCTTTAGAATTGTGGCGTATGTGCGTTACCGTTACGACCTGGATAACAGTATTATCGCTGTTAAATTCATTAGCGATGCTCTCAAAACGCTGGGGTGGGTTATCGACGATAGCCCTAAATACTTTCGATCGTGCCTTCTGGTATGGAAGGAGCAAATACCGACAAACCAAGCAAAGGTTATAATAACCCTATCGGATGAACACCCGGAATAAAGGAGCTCTAGCCGAGTACCGATTTATAAGCACGGCCATAAGTTTAGACCTTCGAGTATTAGCTCCCGCAGTAGAAGGCTATCCTTACGATGTGGTTATAGACAACGGCCATAGCTTTTACCGCATCCAAATTAAGTACGCCACAAGAGACAAGCGACAAAAGAAAGGCTTTAGCGTGATGACCCAAAGAAGGGTAAAAAGCACTACAGCCGCCTATAGAAAATACACCGCAGAAGAGGTAGACTACTTCGCCGTCTATATCTGGTATATAGATACCTTTTTTATTATCCCCTACGACGCTGTAGAGGGCAACAGCATAGGCCTAAACCTAGCCAACGATAACAACAAATACAGCAGCTATAAGAATAACTGGCAGCCACTACTACGCAGAAAATGACAACAATACTAACAGCAGCACAAAAATACCTAGAGCACGGCTACAGCCCTATACCGTTAGTAAGCGGACAAAAAAGGCCGCTGCTTAAAGATTGGACGAAATACAAAGACAAGGTTATAGAAGATCTAAGCCTATTTACTACCGACAGCATAGGCTTAGTATGTGGCTATAATGGTTTAGAGGTTTTAGATATAGACGCTAAACACTTTACCAGTAACGAGTTCGTAATATTTATAGACCTGCTAGAAAGCAAAGGCCCGGGCATACTGCCTAAGCTGGTAATACAGCAAACCCCTAGCGGCGGCTTCCATTTCCTTTACCGCTGCGAGGTAATAGAAGGAAACCAGAAGCTCGCAAAGAATGAGGCTAAAGAGGTAACCTTTGAGACTCGAGGCGTAGGGGGACAGATAGCAGCTTGGCCTACGCCCGGCTATACACTAGAGACCAAAGCCAGCACTATACAATACATAACCCCAGAGGAGCGCGATATAATATTAAGCTGCGCTAGGGAGCTCGATAAGACGCCAAAGGTAGAGGTAACTTATTCGTTACCTAAGCAAGCTTTAGACCATAACGAGAAGCTTACCCCTTGGGCAGATTATAACAGTAAGGTAGACTGCCTTACGATACTGCAAGGCCACGGCTGGACCGTAGTAAGAGAAGACTCTAAATACATCTATGTAAAGAGACCGGGACAAACTGAGGCTAGAGACTCGGGCAAGATATTTAAAGACAGCGGTAAGCTCTGGGTATGGAGTACTAGCACAGCTCTAGAGGCCGAGGTATTATATAATCCCTTTGCCCTACTTACAGCTCTAGAGTATAATAACAATTTTAAAGAAGCAGGCAAAGCGCTAAAAGAGGAAGGCTACGGCTACCAAGCGCCTAAAAAATTAAACGAGGTAGAGCAATACGAGGAGGCGCAGAGCGAACAAACAGAGAGCGAAGAGCCTACCGAGGACTTACTGGCTAAATATTTGCTAGACCCAACCGAAGAGATTAAAATCCCTCCTAGCGTATTAGAGCTGCGAATAGGAATAACAAACTACATAATAGGTACTGCTGGAAATATAAGCCTAGTACAAGGTAAGGCTAAGAGTAGAAAAAGCTATTTTGTTAGCGCATTAGCTGCCGCTTGTATTAGAGAAGGCTTTAGCGAGAACCTTCTTAAAGCTGGTGTAGTAAAAGGTAAAGTAGCCTATTTCGATACAGAGCAAGGTCTATACCACGCCCAAAAGGTTAACCAGAGAATCTTAAGCCTCGCGGGTATCCCTACCGAAATAGGCCAAGAACACCTAAAGTATTTTGCGCTTCGGCAGGCCGATACAAACGCCGACCGCCTAGCAATTATAGAATATGCTTTAAAAAGATTAGAGGGCCTTAGCCTTGTAGTTATCGACGGTGTAGTAGATATTACCAGCGGTGTAAATGAAGAGCCCGAGGCTATAGCATTAGTTAGTAAGCTTATGAAGATAAGCGCAGAGAAAAACTTACACCTAATTACAGTACTTCACGAAAACAAAAACGACCGGGGAGCCAAAGGCCATTTAGGATCTTATTTGGTGCAGAAGAGCGAAAGCGTATACGGGGTAAGCAGAAGCGAAGACGGGCACAATACAACTATAGAGGGGCTATATACTCGTAACGCTCCTTTCCCGGACCTAGACCTTATGGTAGACGGCCAAAGTTTACAAATAAGCGTAAAAGAGATAGAAGGATCTACGGGTAAAGAATGGAGCCCAACAGATTTAGAAAGGCTGGCTAAAGCGGTAATGGGTAAGACCCACAACGCAGCTAAAGAATATATACGAGACGTAGAAAGGGTAAAGATGCAAGAAGCCTCTAAGGCGGTTTCGTTAATGGAAGCTGCAAAAATAATAACCTATACTAACGAAAAATACCCTAAAATTTGTGTAGCTTTAAATAAAGACACCTATAATAATACCGATATACCGCCATTCTAATTATGTGGATAGAGATAGCTAGCAATACCTGGGCTGAAGCAAAAGACGAGAAAGACGCCCAGCGTATACGCGAGAAATATAAAAGCTATAAGAAAAAGCAAGGCGATTTAACAAGCCGCCACTATATCGTAAACTATATAGAAGAGACAAATTTTATAAAATGAAACTAAGCGAACATTTAAGCCTAAAGGAGGTAACCTATAGCGCTACAGCTATAAAACACGGAATAAATAACGAGCCCGTAATAGGCCAGCTCGAAGTATTAAAGGAAATGGCTAGCACTATCTTTGAGCCTTGCCGGGAGTTTTGCGGTGGTCCTTTGAAGGTAACCAGCGGCTACCGAGGACCAGAGTTAAATAAACGAATAGGAGGAAGTTTAAGCTCGGACCATTGTATAAGAGACTACGCTACCGCTGCACTAGATTTAGACTGCGACGTATATAAGAACAGCACGAATGCAGACCTATTCCACTATATAAAAGATAACCTCCCCTTTAAGCAGCTTATTTGGGAGTTCGGAAACGAAGAGCAGCCTAACTGGGTACACGTTAGCTATAGTATGAATCACAGACTTAATAAAGGAGAAGTACTAATAGCTAAACGATTGGGGAGCCGCACAGTTTATGAGTATTGGAAGGAGGAATAAAATAATAGAGCACATAATACAAATGGAGGTCGGAGCTGTAGCGCCTATAAGCGACCCTACAGCGATACCTCTACTACACGAGGCAAATAACACTAAAGCACTAGGAAAATGTTTAATAATAACGAATACGCATATAAAGAAGCAGTACGCCTCAGCGCTAGAAAAAAAACTAAAGGGCCTAGTCTAGAAGCCTTCGAGGAGTTCGCTAGACTATGGGACGCTAGAGAGTACGGCCTAGCTAACGAGATTAGAACAGACGCCAAAGACGAGGGCTTCTATACTGCCGTTAGCTTTATGAATCAATACACGGACCAATGACCGAGCCGGAACTATTTTACGAATTTAAAGAGAAGTACCTACCAGACTTAAAGGTAGCTATAGACAGCTACAGCCCCTTCGATGCAATATGCCACACGGCTAAAGTAGTGGTAGAGTTTAAGTGTAGACGCTCCCACTTCCACGAGCTACTAATAGAATGGACCAAATACCAGAGCTTACTTAATCGAGCAGCAGATAGAGGCTATAAGCCTATATATGTCTGCTCTACTCCGTTGGGATGTTGGGCTTGGGACCTTACCCACTTGGACCTTTTCTGGTTTAAGAAAAATCTGCCTTACGAGACTAAAAGCAATATACACGCTGTTAATGATAATAGACCAGTATTAAAGCAAGTAGCTTACTTAAGCTTGGACGATGGAAGTTACTTAAAGAGAATAGAAGTATGAGAATAAAAGAAGTAGACGAAGTACTTAAGCGCAACGCCCAGCTCTTCCAGAACCTAGGGCTCGACAGTACAAAGACAGAAATAAACGCAGCCAAGGTGCAAGAGCGTAAGAACTTACGCAGCGTGCGCCGCTATGCGCCGGAGCTTATTGATAGGCTGCTAGTAGACGGAGACAAATAAAATGCCGTACATCCCAAAGAAAGGAACGCCTAAGCCTTGGATGGCCAAGCGCCAGACCTTCGCCGGTAACAAAGGAGAGGACTCGGACTTCTATAATAGTAGAGACTGGCGCAAGCTCCGGGCTTATATATTATCCGGGGAGCCACTCTGTAGAGAGTGTAGCCAAGTGGCTACAGTAGTAGACCACATAGAGCCGATACGATTAGGCGGCAGTAAGTGGAGCCACGATAATTTACAGCCATTATGCACGAGCTGCCACAATAAAAAAAGCAGAAGCGAGCGCGGTAAATAATATACCTAGGGGGGTATAAAATATAGAAGCAAAACAGCTGTACATCGACGCACGGAGCCGCGTTTTTATGGTGGCAATTCCGATTAGGAAAGTGGGAAATATAACAAAGTGTTAAAAATTTAACAAGATGCCGAGGAGACCAGTACCTCAAGAATTAAAGAAAAAACGAGGCACAGCTCGTAAAGATAGAGCGCCACAGAACCCCGTAACCGTTACAAAAGGTAGGCCTAAAAAAACTACGCCTAGCTTTTTAAGGGCAAAGGGTAAAATGATGTACGAGCGTACCGTCGGCCACCTTCACAGTATGGGGCTCTTATCCACGGTAGACGATACAGCCCTAGAGCTCCTAGCTTTAGCGTACCAAGAATGGTACACGGCAGAGCTACGCCTCCAGAAGGAGGGCCGTATATACGAGACCTATGCAGCTAACGGAGCCAAAGTATTAAAGCCGCACCCGGCCGCAGCTCAAAGCGCGGACGCGTGGCGGCGCATAAGAATGATGCTGATAGAATTTGGGCTAACGCCTGCGAGCAGGTCCAAGCTAGAGAAGCCCGAAGGCCGCACTCTAGATATAGACGATATTATAGAAATGTAAGCCAATGTACGACGAGGCAAAAGCAGACCGGGTTATAAAGTTTATAGAGCGAATAACAACCCACACGAAAGGCGAGCTAGCAAAGCAGCCTTTTATTTTGGAGCCATTCCAAAAGGAGGTTATACGCGATATTTTCGGCAATGTAAACGAGGAGGGCCTCCGCATCACGCGGGAGGCTTTCCTATTCTGGCCTCGTAAGAATGGTAAGACAAACTTTTTAGCAGCTCTAGGGCTTTACCTTCTAGTAAGCGATAACGAACCGGGGGCAGAGATTATCGTATGTGCGGCTGATCGTGGCCAGGCGGGAATGATTCACGAAATACAAAAGCAGATGGTCCTACAGTCCCCGCTTCTTATGGATAAGGTAAAGGTATACCGTAACAGTATAGTAGCTAAAGACGGCAGCTTTATACAAGCCCGAAGCGCTGACGCAGATACAGCCCACGGGTACAACGCTCACGCCGTACTATTTGACGAGCTCCACAGCCAGCCTAATCGCTTATTGTACGACGTAATGAAGACGGCTAGCGGTGCTAGACGCCAGCCGCTCTTCTTTAGTATCTCAACCGCTGGAAGTAATAAGGAAAGTATCTGCTACGAGGTATACGACTATGCTAAGAAGGTAAGGGACGGTATTATAGAGGACCCTACCTTTTACCCGCATATATTTGAGGCTGACCCGGAAGACGATATATATAGCCCTAAGACTTGGAAAAAATCTAACCCCGGCTACGGCGTAACGATTAAGGAGGACTATATAAAAGCCCAAGCTCAAAAGGCTAAAGCTCTGGTAACTTACGAGAACACTTTTAGAAGGCTTCACCTTAACCAATGGACTAGCTCCGAGACTAGGTGGGTAAACGATGACGACTTTAATAGCTGTAAGCTCGAGTACGAGCTCGCAGACTTAAAGGGTAGAGACTGTTACGCAGGGCTCGACCTTGCAAGCACCGAAGATTTGACGGCCTTTGTTTTAATTTTCCCGCCAGTATATGAAGATGAACCTTTTAAGACGGTGGTCTATAGCTGGGTAACGGAAGCCGCAGTAGAAAGAAGGCAAGGCAAAGTAGGAGCGGACTATAATAAATTTATAGCCAAGGGCGAGCTAATGGTAACGCCGGGTAACGTAACGGACTACCGCTATATAAGCGACGTTATTTACGATGCTGCCGAGATGTTTAACATAAAAGCTATAGCTTACGACCGCTGGAACTCTAGCAGCCTTATTGCGGAGCTTGCAGAGGAGGAGCTCCCAGTAGAGCCTTACGGCCAAGGTTTTGCTAGTATGAGCCCAGCAATTAAGCAGCTCGAGATTTGGTTAAGGAGTGGGGCTGTAGCCCATACGGGCAACAGCCTACTGCGCTGGTGTATAAGCAATGTACAAGCTAAAAGCGATCCGGCCGGAAATGTAAAGTTTGACAAAAGCAAAAGCTCCGATAAAATCGACGTCGCGCAAGCTTGGGCTATGGCTGTAGGTATTTGGCTTACTAAGCATAGGACCGACGAAGACGGCAGCGTTTACGACGAGCGAGACTTAATTATTCTATAAATGACGGTAGAGGAAGCTAAAAAATTAAGTTTTTTTTTAATAGATAAAAATATTAACGCTTGGCCCCAGCTCAGTAATGGCGGGGCCTGCGTGAATATATTAGTAGAGGGAGAGTGCTACATACTAAAAAAAAATGAAAATTTTTACGGAAAAGTTTGCATATATAAAAAATAGCCGTATATTTACACCAGTAATAACAACAAAAGCAAACAAAATGAAAAAGACAAGACTATACGGTTCAGTAACTTACGATTACTCTCAAGAGCTGCCTACTGGATTCGAAGGCTACGAATTTATTTTTAACGGCGAAAGATATTTTATACCCTTAACGCGTTTAGGTTTACAAACTGATAAATATAGAGTTATGAAGCATAATATTTCTACTTGCGGAATACATCACAGCTTAACGGATACTATGCTAGAAGCAAACACTTTAGGAGAAATTAAAAGATTTGCTAAATATACGCTGTAATGAAAATAAAAAGAGTAATACAATACGCCGGCGCTGAGATCATAGAGACCCAGCCCGGCTTATTTACCGCCCTACCGAATACCCCGAGCTTCTACGGAAGCCGCAAGTTTAACAGCTTGGAAAAAGCTAAATTTTATTTA